CCCGATATTTCGTGCATTTTCAACTTTTTTTAACGAGGTAACAGCCCTATGACACAGGCAAAAAGCAGGCATAAGTGAGGGCTTGAAATCATGAAACATTGTCACTTCGAAATTTTGCGTTATGGTAAACCAAAGGTGATCAAGGGGTAAACGTGGCAAAGGTAAAAGAACAGCGGGAACAAATGAGGAAGGATATCGAGGCAGCAGCAGCCGGAGATCTCCCATGGCTGGATGAGATGATTCGGGCCTCTGGATACATTCACCCGGACAAAGGCGTTCGTCAAAGGGATCTATCCGACGCAGTGAATCGGAAGGTCCTCCGGCAATGGGAAGACGATGGCCTCGAGTCGGTGAAGATCAAGAACGCGAAGCATTACCCGGTTGTCCGGCTGATCAAGTTTGTTCTGGACCGGTCCCTGAAGTGGCGATCCACGAAATCTGAGAACATCACGGAATGGGCGGAGAAGGAGGCCGAGTATAAAGCCAAAGAGCGGGAGCTGAAATACAAAGAGCGGGCCGGTAACTTCCTCCCGGCGGACGAAGTGAAGAAGGTATGGTGCGCGGAGATCAATTCAGTCCGGAAGCGTCTTCTGGCAATCCCCCGGGCCATGGCGACCCGGCTTCTCGGAGTGAAGAAACGGCACGACATCGAGAAGGTCGTTCGTGAAGAGATAAATAGTGCTTTGGAGGAATTGAGTCGATGAGCTGCGGAACACTAGACCTGCGTAACATGGACTGCATGGACTTGATGCGGAATGCGCCTGACAACCATTGGGATCTGGCTATTGTTGACCCACCTTACGGGATTGGGGTAGGTGCAAATAATGTAATACCAAACCCGTCTGATAGATTGATAGAGTTAGATGTGAAATGGGATAATGCAATCCCAGATAATGCTTACTTTGATGAACTCAATAGAGTGAGCAAGAATCAGATTATATGGGGCGGTAATTATTTCCTTGATATACTTGGATATTGCAAGGCTCCAATTATTTGTGATAAGCTCAATGGCGGGTCTATGTATGCAGATGGTGAAATGGCATGGACGTCGCGTGATTTACCAAAGAATTTGAGGATTTGGAGACATCAATGGTGCGGGGCGTTCAAGGATAGCGAAAGGGGGGTTTATCGGATTCACCCAACACAAAAACCCGTTGCGCTTTATCGTTGGCTACTAAGCAACTACGCCAAAGAAGGCAACACCATACTTGATACGCATCTTGGGAGCGGTTCTATTGCCATTGCCTGCTACTACATGGGTTTCGACCTGACGGGCAGTGAACTTGACCCAGACTATTACGCGGCGATGATGGAACGCATCGACAAAGAGACCAGACAGATGGAGCTTTTTATATGAGCGTCAGTCCATGCAAAGATCTTCTTCAGGAGTGCCGTGGTACTTGGGCTCCACCCCCTGATCTGAAGGTTTCCGAGTGGGCGGAACAGAAACGCCGGGTTGCTAGGTCTTCCCCGGTCCCCGGTAATTGGAGGAACGACACCACCCCGTATTTGACAGACGTCATGGATTGGAAGAACGATCCCGAGTTTCATACGGGAGTGTTCATGAAGGCATCCCGTGTCGGCGCGACCGAGTCAATCATCAATATGGTTGGTTATCACGTAGACATGGACCCGATCGACATGATGTATACGCAGACGTCGGACAACGAGGCCCGCAAGTTTGCGAAGAAGCTCTGGAACCCCGCCCGCGATGCAACTCCTGTACTTGCCGAGAAGGTTGCCGACACCCGGACCAGAGACAACGAAAGCAGCACGACCTTGATGAACATGTTCCCGGGCGGCTCCTTCACGATCGCCGGGGGCTCGAGTGCGAAACCGTTCAGGATGGTCGCCGTCCCCTTCGTGATCGGTGACGACATTGACGGGATGCCGGACGACGTCGATGGGGAAGGTGATCCAATTGAACTGCTGATCTCCCGGGCGAAGAACTTCTGGAACAGGAAAATATTCTTGTCTTCCACGACGACGGTCAAGGGCCAGAGCAGAATCGACAATTGGTTTCAGAAGTCGGACAAGCGCTATTACTACGTCCCCTGCCAGAATCCGAAGTGCAAACTTCACAACGTCACGCAGAAGTCCGGCGGGTTCCGTCTGGTCTGGTCCCTGATGAATTACAAGGAAGACCCAAAGAACCCGTTTATCTCATGCCCGGAGTGCAAATTCAAACACTATGACGCACTTCACAAACGCTCTATGCTTCTCGGCGGCAAGTGGCGGGCAACGCAGGAATCCGACGGGATAGCAGGGTTCCACCTTTCCCGGATGTATTCCCCTTTCATTCCGTGGGAAGAGATGGTTTCCGATTGGAAGAAAGTTCAGGGCAACCCGAAGGAGTTGAAGGTCTTCATCAATCATGCTCTGGCTGAACCGTGGGAAGAGGAAGACGTCATCGAGCTTGATTATGAAATGCTCTACAACCGAAGGCGCGAGAAATACCCGACCGGCCCGGACGGTCAGACCATTGTCCCGGGCGGCGTTTGCTGCATCACTGCCGGGGTTGACGTCCAGCATGATCGATTCGAGATAGAGACGGTCGGATGGGGTCTTAACGGTGAATCGTGGTCTCTGGGCTATTACCGGATCCCGGCAGACACCATGAATCAGGAAGCCTTTGACGAACACCTTGATCCCCTTTGGGAACGGGTCTATCCCCATGAGTCCGGGGTGAACCTTCGGATAGTTGCCGTCGCGATCGACTCCGGTGACGGTGCAAGAACGGCACAGGTTTACAAATACTGTCACCCCCGGTTCACGGGTCACGTGTTCGCCATAAAAGGCCGGGGCGGGCCTTCCGTGCCTCTTACGGGCAATCCAACGAAGCAGAAGATCGAGGGCCAATATTTTCAGGGCAAGGAAAAGACCGTTATGCTATACAGTGTCGGGGTTGACACCGCGAAGCACGATATCTTCGGAAAGCTGAAGGTCTCCCAGATCGGCCCGGGATACCAGCACTTCCCGCATAATCGTTCTATTGAGTACTTCAAAACCCTCACGGCTGAAAAGGCTGTTCTCAGGAAGGTCAACGGAAGAATGGTCCGACGGTTCGAGCAGATCCGGGACCGTAACGAAGGGCTTGACCTTCGTGTGTATGCAACGGCAGCACTTGAAATATGCGGCGCGGATTTGGAACTATGTAGACAATACATCGATAAGGAGGTTGAAAACATCAAGAGTGAAACGGCTGGAAAGACGACCAAACGGAAGGGACGAAAAAGAAACCTATCGAAAGGCCTAAAACCATAAGGAGGTATTTTATGGCAGGCATCACGGCGGCACAAGCTGAAACTAAGTTGGCGGAGTACCTTGCTCTCGAGACAAAGATCATGTCTGGTCAGGAAGCCCGTCAGGGAGACCGGGTTCTGAAGTATTCGGATCTCTCGGAAGTCCGGGAAGGGATCCAATATTGGAACTCGAAGTGTAAGGAACTCGGGTCCGGCGACGGGTCCGGGAACATCCAGCCGAAGAGCATGGTCCCGATCGATCTCTAACCCACAGGCGGCAGACGATGGCGAACAAGAACGAAGACGTCCTGACCGGATTGAAGGAGATCGGTGAATATCTTGATATCCATTGGAGGACGGTTCCCCGGTGGGAGGTTGACCATGGCCTTCCACTGATGCGACCGGCAGGATCGAGCCGTGTCTATGCATACAAGAGCGACCTTGAGAAATGGAGACGCGGGGAATTGCGCTCGGAGGGTTGCAAAACGCCGGGATGAATGCTATACCGTATTCAGTTCTCACCCGGTAAATCATTGGCCTCGGCATTTAGTCGGGGCTTTTTTCTTGCCTATTTCCGACCTGTGATCAAAAATATTTTATTATTTTGATAAATACCGCTTGATATAGTGCCAAAAAGGCATATTCTAAATATTAGAAACCACAACCAAACAAGGGAGTCAGACACGATGAAAAACCTGAAACACAACGACCAGATCCGCCGCACCGACGACGAATTTTCTCCGGTAATCACCATTGGAACAGTTGCCGGTATGTGCCGTTCGGACTTTGAAAGATATGGAGAAGTTTACTGCTGGACGGATGACGAAAGCGTTGAAGGATGGATGGAGAAGGACATCGAAAAAGCAATCAAGATACACGAACTAGTGGAACGAGGCCGGGGCCATGACATCGTATGGGCGAACCTTCACGCGGCTTGCCTGACCAGCAACTACCCCGGAAAGGACGAAGAAATGCTGAAGAAGCGCGAAGCATATGCAAACGCACCGGTCATTGAAGACGGTGAAATTGTCATTATCGAAGGTCGCAAGATGCGCACCGTTTACAAGCGTCGCACTTGTTCAGACTGCATCCACTTCGAAGAAGTAGGCTAAACCCGCAACCGGGGCCGGGCAACCGGCCCCAAACCAAAGGAACGGAACGATGGAAAAAGTAATCATTCTCAACGACAACGAAACAATCATTCGGCCCGGTCTTTGTACCTGCAACCACAAAGCATGG